CCATGTTGGAGCACTACGAGAAGAACGGGGCGACCATCGTCGGCTTCTCTGCCACCCCGTACAAGGGCAAGGGCAAGGCTCTCAACTACTGGCGTCGACCTCAGGTGGTGTACACGCTGCGACAGGCACTGGACGACTGCTACTTGGTGCCGCCCAGATGCTTTCTTTCCGAAGCTAAGTCTTTCGACATGTCGATGGTCGATGAAGTGGCCGGCGAGTGGAACAAGGAGCAGCTCGCTGCCGTCCTCACCGCAGAGCACTGCGCTCAGGAAGTGTCGAGCCTTGTGCTCTCGACATTTAAGCAGATGCCCAGCGTGGTCTACGCCGCCAACGTCCGGCAGGCAGAGAACCTCACGGAGATGTTCGGTCGGTACGGACTGCCCGTCTCTATGGTGCACAGCAAGCAGCATCCAGAGAAGCGTGCCGCCAACATGAAGGCGTTCATGGACGGCGACAGCAAGATCATCGTTAACGTCGGCATCCTGTCCTGCGGCTGGGATCACCCGGAGCTGATGAACGTGTACATGGCGGCGCCCTGCAAGTCGCTGTCGCGGTACGAGCAACGAATCGGTCGCGGCATGCGATCACTGACTGGCGTATTGCAGCCTGGCATGACTCTCGATGAGCGCCGTGCTGCACTGGCCGCATCAGCCAAGCCGCACTTCAACCTCTATGACATCACCGGATCCAGCGGCGCCCATCAGCTGCGCAGTGTGTTCGATGTGCTCGACGCTGCTGCGCGCGTCAACCCCGTACGCAGGGCCCGCCTCACCTCTAGCCTCACGGAGGCCGGCATCGACCCAATGGAGGCGATCCGCGAGCTGGATGCCATCGAGCATGAGGAGGCGGTGGCTAAGGCTGAGGCTCTCAAGGAGAAGCGCAAGAGCCTGATCGTCGGCGTCACGTTCGACCACAAGTCACGTGACCTGTTTGACGAGCCGATCAACGGCGGTCGCGGCTGGCGGATGCAGTACGGAAAGTACAAGGGCGAGCGTCTGTCAGTCCTGCCCGTCGACTACCTGCGATACGTGCACACCACGCAGCGCAAGGACACACCGTTCAAGTCTGCCATTGCCCGAGAGATCTCCAATAGGGAGGGCAAGCAGCAGGCGGGTTGATTGCAGTGCGCTGTTCATTTTCTCGTTCCGGTCAGCGCGTCGAAATGAAAACGGTCGAGCCTAAACAAACCACCCTGAACTTGATCGGGTGGGCAAGTGGTGGTCAGCACGAAATCCGGGCAACGGGCAGGTACTGGATCCTGCCATGCCGGCCGAAAGGCACGCATGACACGCGACGTCCCGGTGGTATCGCTGAGAGGGGCCGAATAAGGCTGACACCGCTACCTCACGGATGGGGTAGCTGAGCAGGGCGTAGGCCCTTCTCAGCACGGATGCGGTGTGGACACAACGAACCAGTAAGGGGGAGAGCATGGGGGACTTCATATCGAAAGCGCTGTCGTCGTGGCTCAAGAGCGGGAAGCACTTGCTTCAGGCCGCCAAGACGATGGACGAGCTGGCCGATGGCGACTACGCAATCGTGCAGGTGGAGGAGCTTGAGTCAGAGGCGGAGGGTGCGCCTGAGGTGTTCATCGCGGGGGCAGTGTTTCATTCGGCAGAAGAAGCTGAGGCGTTCGTTGACGCAATGATCAATCTGGCCGAACTCGCAGCGGAGGCGGAATGAATGGACACGAAGAACTCTCACGATTCGCAGAGCTGTTTAGTTACTGCGCGGTGTGCTGGTCGCGGGTGTCACTGGCAATTCACCACCTGCAGCAAGGGGCGGGCAGGGTGCACGACAGACGAAACCTGTTGCGGCTCTGCAACGGCTGTCACGAAGGATTGCATTTCGGGGGAATGCGGAATCTGTCGAAAGGCCACTGCCTCACAGCCAAGAGAGAGGTTGACGACGAGCACTACGACCCAGCGTACCTGGCTCAGCTGCGTCACAAGGTCCGTCTGGGATACGGCACGTTGCCTTATCCCGACTGGGTGGCTCTCGCGCGATGGAAGAACGGACAACCAGAGGAGCTAATCAAGATGGCTATCAACAGCAGGACAAAAGGCAAAGTCGGCGAGCTTGAGGCTGCGGCAGAACTGAATGATCTGTGTCCGAAGGCAAACGCTCGCAGGTCGCAGCAGCACAGCGGAACGGAATCTGCTTCAGACCTTATCGCTCCAGGCCTTCCGATGCTTTGGCTTGAAGTGAAGCGAGTCCAGCGCCTGAACCTGGACGCCGTGATGGAGAAATCTGTGGAGCAGTGCGGCGGCCTGCGTCCAGTGTTGCTGAGCCGCCGCAACAGGGGCGAGTGGCTGATCACCTTCAGGCTAAAGGACTCGGCAGAAGTGTGCAGTCAGATCTTGGAGGCGATGTGAAATGTCGCCCGACGAAAGCGCGGGGCATCCGGGACTCTATCCCGGATCGCCGGACGAGTACCTGCCGGACGACGAAGTCGAGGGCGGTGGACTGCCCGACGACGATGGCTGGATATACGTGCGAAAGGATTCCAATGAACGTAGTTCTGGAGTGGTACGAGATCGACCTGGCAAGCGACGTGGGGCGACGGCGAAACGTCGAAGCAATAAGAAAAAAGTGCGCCCGAAGCGTCGTCGCAACTGACGAGTGGACGTCGCACATTCTTGGTGCTCTCGGGGAGCTGGCTTTTTGCAAGGCTACCGGGAGGTATTGGTGTGGCGGCGTCAACACCTTCAAGGGTCCAGACGTTGGCCTCTCTATCCAGATCAGGACACGCAGCAAGCACACGCAGGACATGATCGTCAGGCCGAAAGACGGTGACAGCGACGTGTTCGTGCTGGTCACCGGCGGGCCGGCGGAGTTCATGCTGCATGGGTGGATGATGGGCAAGGACGCCAAGCAGGAGAAGTATCTCAGCAATCCGGGAGGCTATGGCACCGCGTACTTCGTGCCGGCCAGTGAGCTTCATCCAATGTCTAAGTTTCCGGAGGGAGTCTGATGAACAGAACCACGATGCAGACATACACGGGCGCACTGGTAGACCTGCAGTCCTTTAGTCCTGACGACGTGCGCCTGCCTGACATAGCTCACGCCCTGTCTCTGATCAACAGGTACACGGGGCACACAGTGCTGCCGTATTCGGTTGCGCAGCACAGCGTCGTGGTCAGTCAGATATGCCAGCCCGAGCACGCACTGTGGGGACTGCTGCACGACGCAAGCGAGGCGTACTTAGGAGATGTAGCTAGCCCTCTGAAGCACATGCTGCCTCAGTACAAGACGCTGGAACAGCACGTGCAAAGGCAGATCGCAAAGAGATTTGGGCTGACCTGGCCGATGCCGGAAAACGTGCATGAGTCAGACCTTCGTGCGCTTATGGCAGAGAAAGAATGGTTGATGTCGGTCGAGCACAACTGGGGTATAGCAGTCGCGCCTGTGACAGTGCCTAAGGTGGCAATGTCATGGCACGTAGCAAAAGAAGCTTTCGAGAAGAGAGCAAGGGAGCTGTTGTCATGAAGGTCAAGGAAGGAAGCAGAGTTCTGTACGACACTGGGGCAGAGAGGTCATCGGACGCAGAGCATACGCGCTACGACCTGATCTCTCCGATAGGCTTGGCCGCCGTTGCCAAAGCGTGCGCAGAAGGCGCAGAGAAATATTCGGCGTTCAACTGGGAGAAGGGGATGGCAGCGACAGACATGCTGAACCACGCCATCCGTCATCTCTACATGTTTCTTGGTGGCGATCGCAGCGAAGAGCATCTTGGGCACGCCGCTTGGAACGTACTCGGCGCCATCCATTCACTGGAGGTGTGGCCGGAACTGAACGAAGGAACCCTAAGGACTGGCTTCTGCCAAGCACCAACAGATGATCTCAATCCCTGAAGAGTCCTATGACGACGACCAGATCTACGACGACCCGGATGTTGGCTGGCGGAGGTTCTGCTGCAGTGTGCTAGTGCGCACGTTGGAGAACATCCGCCAGCTCTGCTCGGACCATCAGCGGAAGGGGTACTTCGCCATGATCCCAGACTCCTGCAAGGAGCTGGAGGAGCGGCGGTGCCAGGCCGTGTCCTACCAGTGGGTGTTCGGCGGCCAGCAAAGCGCGCTTTCATTTGAGGAAGCGTGCGCTCAGTGTGGCTGCGACCCGCGTTTAATGCGGAAAAAAATCGAATCCGTAGCCACCCGCAGCACGGACATAAATAGGCTAGTGGACTACCTCATCCGGGCTGGGAGTATGGCCGATGCCAAGCGCCGTCGAAAAGATACAAACGCTCATCGCATGGGCTCCGGTATTGCAGCTTCTGTCGAAGCTGTCAGGAGCGAAAGACGCAGCGCAGAAAGCGGATGTGCTGATCCAGATACTCAAGGCGCTGGCGGCGAAAACCGCTACGCCCGTAGACGACGCGTTTCTGGCGCGGCTCGACGCCGTCCTTCGTACTCCGGAGGGAGCCCAGTTGTTCGACTACATCTTCGCAAACCTAGCCAGCATGGAGATTGACAATGCTTGATTCATGGCAGACCGGCATCGTAGGCATCCTGCTCGCGGCGGCAGCGGCAATGTGGCCGGCTCTCAAAAAGATTCGGATCCCAGCCAGCGTGATTCCAGCAACCACCTCAGACTCCTACGACAGGGCAGTATGGGTCAACAACCTGTTTGACCTGGCCGCTGCGGCGGACGTCCGATCGGAGGCTAGCGTGGCCGCTGCGTCGCGTTCACTTATTGCCGCCCTTGTGGCCGGCAAGGACAAGGAGAAGGCGGCATGAAAGACTCATTGCGGGTAGCAATTATCATGGGCGGCATCGCCTTAGGCGTCGCCTCCTTCGGCCAGAAGTATCTACCAACCCCAGTCCTCCCGGCTCCGGCAGCTAGCTCTGTGCTGGACGGACTGTCGGCTGCTGACGCCCGCTCGCTGCGAGACTTCTACGCAGCGATGGCTGACATCGTGGTGCGAGACGGCAAGGCCCCGTCGCCTGTGTGCGTCACGACGTTCGACCTGCGCAACCGCCACAAGCAGGCCCTCCAGATGGCGTTCGTACAGACCAGCATGGTCGGCAAGTACGCCGGTCTGGGCGACAAGCTCGATGCCTACCTGCTGCAGGCTGTCGGCGCTCTCGACGTACCACTAGTCGCAGAGAACAGGGAGGCAGCGGCGAAAGCATTCGCTGCGATCCGATGAGCGGCGAAGAATTTTCTGCGCTATACGACGAAGCAGACATCGTTAGCCTGTATGACGGCGGGTTTATCGGTTCGTACTGCGACCCGGACGACACCCGCAAGCTCATGGCCCAGCTGCCGCAGCCGCTATTCGGCGACAGCCTGTTCGGCGACGGCAAGGGCAAGCTTTCTTTGGCCTACAAGGCGGTCGTCGTTTTCGAGAAGCAAGCCGGCCGCAATCCCTACGACGAAGTGCAAACTACTGGCGACTGTGTTTCCCACTGCGTCAGGGGGGCAGCGGACGTGGCGCGAGCCAACGACCCAGACATTAAGACGGACTCCGACTGGGTTGACCGCACCGCAACAGAGCCCCTCTATGGTGCTCGCGGTCACGGCGGACAGGGCGCCAGCTGCTCGCAGATTATTCGCTGGGCGCACTTGTCTGGCGGCTTAATGCTGCGCAAGAATTATGCGGATCTCTCTCTGGATTTGACGCGCTACAATGCGGCGACTGGGATCAGGTGGGGAACCAGCGGCGTGCCTGCAAACGTAACCAGCGAAGCTGCCAAGCACAGCATCAAAACGATCTCTCTTGTTACGACCTGGCAGCAGGCGAGAGATGCCATTGCCAATGGGTACGGGCTGGCGTGCTGCTCGGACGTTGGGTTCGGCAAGCAGAGAGATGCAATGGGCATGCTGTACCCTTCCGGGTCTTGGTCGCACGCGATGCAGTGGCACGGGGCGGACGACACACACTCCGATGGCTGCAGATTTGCAGTTCAAAACAGCTGGGGTTTTAACTGGGTGTCAGGCCCTAAGGTGCACGACCAGCCAGAGGGTAGCTTCTGGATCTCCCAGTCTGCAGCGCAGCGCATGATTGACGCCGGCGGAACGTACGCCGTGTCCAACGTCGTCGGATTCCCCCGCCGACAGCTCAAAGACTGGGGCGCTAAGGAGGTGCTGGGATGAGCGTTGCCGCTATCGCTGTCTGGCTGGCGTTTTGCCAGCCGCTTGTAGTTCCTCCTGCCCCGACGCCTGACAGACCCGTAGCCCGGTGCTGCGGCGACTGTAAGGGGACTGGCATGGTGCCCACCGGAGACGGAATCACCAGAGTCTGGTGCAGCTGCGGAAAGAACTGCCCGTGCGCAGCTAACCGCCCTAAGCCTCAGCCTCAGTGCAAAGACGGGAGCTGCCCTAAGTGAACGAGCCAGTCGATCACGTGCTGAAAGAAATCAGGGCGCACCTCCCGCTAAGAGTGCGCCTCATCGGCCAGGATCGGCTGAAGGAGATCATAGGCATCGCCATTCAGGAATGGCCGAACGACATGCAGCTTGCGACAGGCGACGGCGAGCACAAGGAGGCGGTATGGAAGTCTCTGGAGGAGCAGGTCAAGCAGAGCTTTCTCTACAAGCAGGACCCGGACAAGCAGTACGGATTTGCAATCCTCACTCTCATCCTGGCGTCGGCAATCTCGACCATTGTCCAGCAGATGATTCTGTGGTGGCTGC